GTCAAATGTTCTAACTCCATCAACTGTAATCTTACCGTAGAAACGGTTGTTCACCATCTTCTTAGCGTATCTAGTCATGATACCCTTAATTGGTGTAAAGTTGAATGGGTTATACATTGTAGGTGTTAACTGAAGCGGTACATACGGTGCATATACATATCCAGTATCAAGTAATGATGAACCTTTGTGTCCCAACAACACTGTGTTTGGTGGGAAGTAAGGGTCACGGTAAACTTGATATCTACCTGACAATGTTCCAACTCTTTCAATACCCATGTTATACTGGTCCTGGTCAGGAGCCGCGTTTGAAACGTGGAAGTACTCAAGGTCGTCAAAAATAGCAGAAATTTCAGAAGAAACAACAACCCAATTTGCACCACCTCTTAAAGTTGACTTATGGATTTGAGCTGAAATCTGATTGATTGCTGTAATCAATGTTTGATTCCAATCCTTTTGGTTATAGTTTACAGAACCGTTAGAAATTCTTCTCCAACCGTTGTAATCCCATCTTAAGCTCCACGCCGCACCTTTTCTTAAGTCTCTTAAGATTTCACGGTCAATCTCAGCTGCAACTTGCTCTGACAACAGTGCTGTCAATTCAGCTTCAGCATCAATATTATGGAATGCAGATACGTCTTGTGCGAGTTCTGGTGACCATTGTGCTCTTAACTTTCTTTCTGTAACAGAAACAGTAACAGCGTCAAGGTCGAATGAAACCTCACCAATCTTATCTTCAAACTCAAGACTTTCATAAACTCTGTGATAAGACTCAAAAGTATCTCCTGATGCGATAGTAGTTCCGGTATAACCATCGATTGAACAGTTTGGACATCCTACAACAGGTGTTGAGAAGTCTAACTCTAAATAGATTTTACCTGTGACATCACAGATATCTTCGTATCTTCCACCAGGACCAGGATGAGAACCTGAATAGAAAGTAGTTTTTTGCTCACTACCATACTGTACAATACCTTTACCGTACTTTTGAGTAACTACTCTAAAGTTATAATACACATCGGGTGCAGCACTTTCATAAGTTTCTAATGAAGCTAAGAAATCTTCAGTATCCATTTCATTTCCATCGGGTCCGATTAATTTACCAGCTCCTGATGAACTAAATCCTGATAACATAAAGATTAATGACCTAACGTTACCATCTGCCGCTGGGTTACCAGGGCTACCTGCCGCAGCACCTAAAGCTAATCCCAAAGTAGTACCAACTAATTCACCGTTAGACCATACTGCAGGTACTAAGGTATTAGTTTGAGCACTCCACTGACCTTTTGAATAATCAAATAATCCTGCGGGGTCAGAGTTTGGTGTACTTCCTTCATAAAATCTGTCATAAAGGTTAGTTCCTGAATCGTATCCAGCCGATGGGTCTGACTCGTTATTACCAGGTGCTCCGAATGGTTGTCTGTGTGAACCAGCTCCTTGAGCACCTTCTTGGATTTTTGGTACAAAGTAAAATAACTTACCGATAGGTAAATTCATCGCTTGAACAGAAACGATATCGTTAGCCAATAACTTAGAGAATACTCTTCTGATGATTGGAAAAACAACAGTTTCAAATGAACCTGAACTGTCTGAAGATGATGCTTCGTTTATCAAATGTGACGCTTGGTTTTCATACAATTGCGCCATGTTTTCTTTAATGTGTCCTTTAAGACCGTCGAGGAACCCTAATTTGTCCCACTTATTGATTGTGTCCTCCTTGATAACTTTTAAGTGCTTAAGACCAATGTTACCAACTAGACCTGATTCTAATAATGCTCCCATTTTAATATTTTTTTTTGGAATTTTTATTTTTATTATAATTTACCCATTAAATCTTTCATTCTTAAGAACTGTGGATTTTCATAGGTTTTGCTCTCGATTAAGTTATTCGCAGAACCATTAGATGGTGATTTTTGAACTTTAGATTGTACTGATTCAGTAACAACCGACTGTGCTTTTCCACCTAAGTCTTCTTTGAGTGACTTATAAAGAGACTTTGACTCTTTAATAGTTTCGACACCATCGAAACGTCTTAGTATATTTATTTTTTCTTTCTTTGTCGTAGTGTGTTCAGTGAACAAACGAGTAGCGTAAGCTAAGTTAGAATTGAAAACTGCAACCTCGTTAAGTTTTTCTTTAAAGATGTTAAGTGCCTTACGGTACTCTTCATTCTTTTCTCTTAACTGTGTAATTTCTTTATTAACTGACTCGTTTCTTTGTGCGGGTCTCTTAAGAGATTTAGGAAAGTTAGCAGGTTTTTTATTAGTCATTCTACCGTTAACATTAGAACGAGCTGAACCTTCGTTAGCTTCGTAATCTCTGTGGGACCTAGACTCATCGCCTTTGTTTCCACCATACTT